ATCCAAGATTGTTGAACGGGAACGAAAGAAGGCTTACGACAAAGGACAAAAGGACGCACTCATGCAATCACAAGCACCTCAAGAACAAGTACCTCAAGAACAAGCTCAGCAAGCACCAGCTATGCAATCTCAAGGCCAGCAAGGATTGGGAGGAATGCAGCAGTTGTCACCGGCTGATATTGACAAAATGATTGCGGATAGAGCGCCTCAACTACTTCAGAACCATATGGAGCAGATGAAAAACGAACATGAAGTAAATAGTTTCGTTGGAAAGATGCAGATGGCAGAACAGAAATACCCTGGCTTGGAAGCGAAGCTAAATGAATTGGACTATTCGCAAATGGGTTCATTAGTAAAGTTAGCGAATGGCATGGAGAACACAGGCGACATTATGAACGAGCTAATCGAAAATCCGATGAAGCTTGCAAACATGATGGCTCTGTCTCAGATGCAACCCAATATGGCTAGACAGCAAATGGGTGAACTGAGCAACTCTATTAAAACCAATCAAGACGCAGTAGCTCAAGACAAACAGGCTCAAGACCCTATGGCTCAATTGAAACCTTCATCAAGTGCCGGGATGGATAACGGTAATATGTCAGTACAAGATTTCAGGAAAATGTTTAGATAACATTGTATGACATAAGCGTTGTTCTTCCTCCTTAAACTAATTTTTGGGAGCGTTAATCATGGCTACACCTACAAACGTGCTACAGACCGTCCAGACTTACCAAAAAGCTGAACTGGCCTGGCTATTAAATTCATTCTGCGGTATTTCATTATCTAACAAGAAGTTTAAAAGCTTTAATGACTTAACTGCTAACCTTGGGGACACAGTAACCTTTGATACTACTCCTCGTTATATTTCATATGCTGGCTTGCAGATTACTGAGCAACCATCTACTCAACGTGTACAGTCTTTAATTTGTTCACAAGCAGCTAACGTTTCAGCAGCTTATACTGACCAACAATTCATATTTAATGTTCGTGATTATATGGATAGATTTGGTATGGCAGCTGTTAAAGAATTAGGTTCTTTGATTGAATCAGACATTCTTAAAAACTTTGTTTCAGGTGTTGTTAATAACGACCCTCAAAGCACTGGTTTTGGTAATGCTCAAACTCAGTCTGGTCCTTTCCGTTTTTACGGTGATGGTGTTACACCAATCAACAGCTTTACTCAACTAGCTCAATCAGTTGCTAACTTTGAAGATTTTGGTGCTGCTACTCATAAAATGATTGGTATCTTACCTGTTGCTAACATTCCTGCAATCGTTGGAACTGGTTTGAATCAATTCGCTATGAAACGAAATGATGATTTAGCTACTAAATGGGAACTAGGTGCTTTCAGTAACACTGAATGGTATGAGTCTAACTTACTACCTCTTCACGTTTCTGGAACAATTGGTAACACAGCTGCTCCTAATAACATTATGACAGTAGATTCTACTAATGATGCTACAGGCGCTAACGTAACTCAGATTACATTTACTGAGCCTACAGCTGGCACTGACGCTGATGCTATTAAAGCTGGAGATTTATTCCAGTTCAATGATGGTGTAAGTGGTCAACCTAACATGCGCTTCTTGACTTTTATTGGTCACAGAGCGAGTTCTCAGCCAGTTCAGTTCAGAGCTACTGCTGATGCTGCAACTGTTGCCGGTTCTGTTACGGTTACATTACAAACAATCAATAGTGTTGGTTTGGTTTCAGCTCAAAATGCTAACCAGAATTTAAATAACGCTATCGCTGCTGGTATGACTGTTACTCCAGTTCCAAGTCATAAAGCAGGTTGCTTGATGTCTGGCGACCAGTTCTACTTGGCTATGCCTAGACTACCAGACGAAAGTCCTTTCACAACTTCTAACATGACTGACCCAGATAGCGGCGCATCCATACGTCATTATTTTGGTTCTCAGTTCGGCCAAAACAACAGGGCATATGTCAGAGATAGCGTGTGGGGAAGCAGCCTCGTTCCTGAGAACTCAATGAGATATATTTTTCCATTATAAATACTAGCTCCACTTGAGATTGTATGTGATAATGCATATTAAATCAAGTGGGGGCAGCAATGGGAAGAAAGTTAACGTGCAGTACATGCGGTGAAGTAAAAGAAGAAGCAGTAAAGAACGAAAGTCAATGCAAGGCTTGCAAGGCTGAGAGAAACAGGAAAGCTAGGCAGGCTAAGCGTTTAGCAGAAGGTAAGACGGCTATTTGCGAGCGAGAGCCGCATTGCGATGAGTGTAAGGAGAAGAAGGCAAACGGAGAATCTATAGCAGGTAAGTGTACTCCATGCGTAGTAATAAGTAACAAATTGCGATTGCATGCTAAACGTGAAGAACAGGGTTTAGCTCCAGTAGCAATTAGGGATGTATTATTTTGTCATGTATGTCAAATACCGAAGATAGATGGCCGTTGCCCTCCTTGTCGAAGCAAAGCGGCTGCTGCTAGGAAAGCTAAAAAGCGCGAAGAGGCTGGTAAAAGGCCTTGGGGTGCTGGTCGTCCTCTAACTTGTTACCTATGTAATGAGGTTAAAGAAAAACCGGATGCCTCTTACTGTAATTCTTGTGCTAGCGAGGACAACAAGAAAAGATGGAAAGATGTTTACGCTCCACGAGTGAATCAAAAAGAAGTAACTTTGATTTGTGAGTGCGGCAAAGAAAAGGAATCGACTCGCAAGTTTTACTGCATTGAATGCTTGAAGAAACGAAAAAGAGACAGGAACAAGGTTTCTTCCCAGCATCGCCGGGATAAATTAAAGATTGATGGGGTGATTGTTGTACCCACACCATTGACTGTAGAACAAAGGTCAATGAGGCAGGCGGCAAGAGACTACATAAATCGCTTAATTAGACAGGGCGTTGTAACTAGGTTAAATTGTGAAGTATGCGGTTCTCAAAAGAATGTTGAAGCGCATCATGATGACTATACGCGGCCACTTGATATAAGATGGTTGTGCAGAGTTCATCACGATGAGCACCACAAACGAAATGATTAGGAGACAGATATGCCAGTTTCAAGTGTACAGTTCGGACAAGAACCTTGGCAGTATGCCAATGGCTTAGGCTTAGCTAATGACGGAACTACTCCAGATGAGATAGTAACGGTAGCGACAGGTTCAATTTTAGATTCAACAGGTGTTTATCAGCTAGATGTAGATACTGCTTTAAGTATCGACAACACAGTTAGTGGATTAAATGGTTTAGATACTGGAACAGTTGCTGCAAGTACAGTTTATGCTGTATATGTAATTGCAGATCCTGTTACTCAATCAGCAATTGGCGGCATGATTTCTCTTGCTTCTAGTAGCTCACCTACAATGCCTTTAGGTTACAGTGCGTTTGCTTTAGTTGGTTACATCACAACTGATTCATCATCTGATTTCCTAGCTGGCTTCTGGACAGCTGGTAACGGCGGACGTCGCACATTTATGTATGATGCTCCAATCGCTACAGCAATTACTGCTGGCGCTGCTACAACTGACACATCTGTGGTTTTAACTACATTTATGCCTCCTGTAGAAAATAGCCCTGTATATATCAAGTATGCAATGACTCCAGCTGCTGCGAGCCGTACTTTAACGTTGAAATCGTTTGGTGCTGTTGGTACTCAATATCAAGCAACATCACAGGTTACAGCGGTGGTTCTGCGTGATACAGCTATGGTTCTTGCAGTATTAAACTCAGCAGCTCCAACTATAGAATATCTATGGTCAGCTGGTGGTGGTGATGCAGTTGCACTAAACGTTGCTGGATATGATTTCTTTATCTAGTATCTAACAAAGGAGAGAGGTATGGCAGTTACAGCTCGTGAGTTAATTACCAAGGCGTATTACCTCTCTCAAGTAGTAGCTCGAGAATTGCAGACAGTATCTGGGTCTCAAATAACCGATGGCCTCTACTTATTAAATGCATTGTTGGATGTGAAAGCATCTGACTTGCATTTAATCCCTTATTTTCAAGAATATGAATTTTCTACTGTACAAGGTACAGAAGCTTACTCTGTTCCTAACTTAGTATATGTTGACACAATGACCTTCAATATAGGAGATGTCCGCTATTCTCTTATAGACCAGAGTCGCAAAGAGTATTTTGCCTCTCCAAGAATTGATAACGTAGAATCTATTCCTTACGCATATAGAATAGAGCGCGAGTTAGATGGGTCCAGCGTTTATTTGTACTTCGTTCCAGCTGCCGTCTATGTCGTTAAGATATGGGGTAAGTTCGGATTTACTAACGTTACTCTAGATACTGATTTAAGCTTAGTGTACGACAAATTCTACATTGAATATTTGCGCTTTGCATTAGGCGAGTACATTTGTATAGACTATGGCTCAACATTCCCAGAATTAGCACAAATGAAGTATCGCCAGATAGTCAAAAAACTCATGATGATTAGCCCGGCTGACCTCACTATACAGAAACAAGGCTACTTCACGGCTGGTCCAGCTTTAGACTGGCAGATGATAAATATACCAGGATGGCAGCCTTAGCACCAATCTACCTAATTATAATGCACTTACACCCTTACCGCAAGTTTTAATATTTGAGATAGACTATTACGCACCGTGAGGATAAAAGCGTATAAAAGCGTATAAAAGCGTATAAAAGCGTATAAAAGCGTAAGAAAGCGTAAGAAAGTTTCGTGATTTGAAATCCTGAAAGTAATTCTGTGAGGAATATGCGTAATTAACCTGACAAATAACTTGCAAGGTATTGACAAAATAAAAGCACAGTGGTAGAATGTGTCCACTGTGCTTTAGAGGAGATTGAGATGATAGAAGCTATATTTTGGTTTAGCTTGGCTTATGTCTTATATAGATTTGCTGTTAGTGACTCTACAGAGGATGATTTATATTAGTCATGGGTTAGTTTGTTGAGGAGAGCACCTAGTCCCTTGTAACCAACTGTTGCGGCTCCTACTCCCGCAGCTCCTTTAGTCCAAGGCTTCAAAGTATGGTATCG